CTCAAATAATATTTTAACCACCATTTGGCTCTGCGCCAATGCTTGTGTAACCATACTGCGGTTACCAATTTGCCTATCTCTAAAGCACCACCCATAATCATAATAGGTATAGCCGCGGCGGCAAAAATAGCCACAAGTCCAGCAATACTATAATATATTGCTACTGCTGAAATTGACAAGGCTGTTATGAAAACTAAAAAACCTAAAAACATTTATTCTCCGAACTGTTCTGCAAACCCTAACTCAATGAGTTTTTTATTGATATCGGTTTTGCTTCCATCGGGTGCTGACTTAGATAGCTTACCCATGATTCTTCCGGCTTTACCTCGTTTGTTTAACAATGTTTCACAGACAAATTCGTTGCCTAGTAACTCTGTTAATTTATTTTTACTGTCAATCGCACTTGTTCTTACTGCTTCGTCTGTGCTTCTAACATCTTTTACATTAACACCATACAGTTTTATTCTTTGTCTGATGGTTACATTAAAACCTAAGTCGATGATTGCATCCACTGTGTTTCCGTCTATCACTCTTATTGTACTGCATTGGTATGTATACATGCAAATTCCTTTATTCGTTTATACTATTTATCGGAATTTGCCCTGGATCGTTGCTTATCTGCAAGCCAATCCTTTGCTATACGACTAGTTGGTACTTTATTAGCAAATGCTCTAATTGCTTTTTCTACGTTATCAAAATTTTCTTTGCGTTCTGGATCTTCTAATCCACCGCTATTATCTATTACATGAAAGTTTCCTGCGCCAAATATTTGTTGGAACTTCATAATGTTTGATTGTACTTGAGCCCACATTCTACTAACCACATCAGCTGGTAGTTGTCTAGCTCTTTTTTTATTGCGTTCTTGTGCTACATCTTCATTGGTATTCACAAACAACATCATAGTGTCATAACCTAAACCTTTTAAGTTATCACTTTGCATTTTTACTTTTTCTGGATCTTTGCCTGTACCATCTATAATAACACCAAGTCTACCATCCAAGTGACTTGCTTCTTTACTCATAGTAACTTCTTTGGCACGATTACGAATTGCTTGTCCTCTGTCACTATACACTTCATCTGGGTCACTGAGATCAAGTTCTGGTTGTGCTTTTTTGGCTAGGTATTCATAAATGTCATCACTGTTGATCATTTTTAGACCATACTGTGATCCACCCAAAAGTGTGCGGGCCACATAGCTTTTTCCACTACCTGGTCCGCCAGCAAGAAATATTGCTTTAAAAATTTGAGGATCATTAGGACCCTCATTTATATTAGACTGAATTACTTCACTGATTAACATACATATATTTATATTAATCCCAACGGTAAAAGATATGAGCTCCTATTCTACCTATATGGTTCATGCCTCTATCTCTAGCCCAACGCGGCTTAACATATGTTGCATGATAGTGTGTTGCACCTTCTGTAATACCTCTATACTTGTCACTGTACATTATAGCGCCAGCTACATATTGTGCTTGAGCCCATCCTGTTTCATCAGCAGGATTGTCGCTTTTTCCATCACAGTACCAACTAAATTGACACAGATGCCTAATGGGATTGTATTGACGATCTTCATCAGGTAGGTCTGGATCCTGTTTAGTTTTCCAACTTTCTTTAACAGGGCCTTGTGTTATAACCTCACAAATAGTATCTGGATATCTATCATCATGTACTCTATTCAAAACTACATCTGCAACTGCATATTGTCCTGCTAGATTATCACTACGACTTTCGTAATAGATATTCAGTGCCATGCACATTGCTTGTTCATCGTTGCCTATTAGTCTTGGCGTTAGGTCTTCTATTAACTCTACATCATTACCTGTTGTTACTGCTTGAGCCATATGACCTGCTTTGCCTTCTTCCATCAACGACATTGTGAAAAAAACAAAAAGTACTAGTATGCTTAAATTTAAACTTACTGCCATTAATTTTGTTGCTTTACGCATATTTGCCTCACTTTACTATTTAAATTAAAGTTCACCAAAAATGATTCGTTCTCTTACTTTTCCTGTATCGTCTACGAAATCAACAGAACCATCTTTGACATCTCCACGTTGCTTCAAGCCATGTTTGTTTTTTGTCAATTGTTTCATGTGCCTGACAGCTTTTGCTTTATCTCCAAAGAGATCACAACTTTTGGTTTTTACGCCTCCGTAATTATTATAAAAAACTGATTCAACTTCGTATGTAGCCATAATATATACCATCCTTTGTATATAATATAATGCTTCAGTTATTAAATGTCAAGTTCGAATTAATCGTTTGGAGCATTTTCTGCTTCAAACTTTTCAACGATTGCTTTCTTTTCAGCAATCATACTTTCAAGCGAATAGAGAGCCATTCGCTTTTCATCACTTGCGCCTTCAGTTAGATTAATAACTGCGCCTTCAAGTGTTTCAATATCTTGTAATAGATCGTTCATATTATCTCCTAGTCTAAATCACATTGCCAATAAGTGCCGTCATACCAAGCACGAAGACCACCTAGTGGATAATCCTTATGCTCAAAGAATATATACGGACGACCATTGGTGTCCAGTTTTGTTTCTATAATACTGGCTTCATTTAAAGGTATTAAACGTTCTGCACCAGTCTCTGCATAGTACGCACTGTTAAAAATTCTAAGCATTAAGCTACCTCTAATTCAAGCATACCAGTAGTAGCACTAGGAACAAGTTCCAACTTGATGCCTTGCTCTTTGGCGGCATCTAATATAACCTTTTCCATAGCAGGCTCAACAATCTCTTTAACTCTATCCCAATTACCAGGATAGTAACCGTTTGTTCCATAATACTCAGGAAGCGGAAGGTCATATTTTTTAAGTTTAAGAACTTTCAACTGTTTACCTCTGTTGCCAAGTCCGTTGTTGAATATATCATGCACAACATTTTGAGCAGTTCTAAAACGTTCTAAACATCTGTTTTTATTAATGTTTGGAACTGATCCCATTGCAGGAATCATTTCATTTAAAGCGTCTACAACTGATTCTAAATTATTGTTTGTCCACATATTCAACTCCTTTGTTTCTCACTTTATACATACACTATAACACCAAGATGTCTTATTGTCAACAAAAAAGACGCCAGAAAGACGTCTTTTTTTATCTTTTTTTGCATATTATTCTATGCCTTTATTAGACTTCCATACACGATATTTGGCTTCTGACCATATTATTGTAGCTACCATAGCGATACCAAAAGGTAATCCAAAAGTCAATATTCCATATAATTCTGCTTCAACTTTTCCAAATCCGTTTTGTAAGTAGAGCCATTGAAAACCATTTATCATACCAAATATGACAGCAATTATTACTACCCATTTGGCTAAAATTTTTGTTGCTTCTACAACGGTTTGCATTGTTTCACTCATATTATAACTCCTTGTATTGAGTGGGGCATCCTTGCCCGGGTAAAAAATTTCCTCCCAAAAATACTTTCCCGTTTTTTAAACTGCTTCAAAACCCATCATTGCTACTTTGTAAGTTTTACCTTCAACGATCATCTCATCACCCATTGAAGTAGACCTAAGTCCCATACCATCACGTAACGGAGCAAGTGTAGTAACAAAAGGATTGTAATCACCATTTTTCTCACCATTTGAGAATGTCTTCTCAGGTCGGCTCCAACTACCCATTACGTTGTTTGTCCAACGATAAGCATATTCAAGTGCTTCATCAACATTAGTGAGTGTTGTTTCAACTTCTGCTACTGTGACTGGTGCATCTTCAAATGCTTTGTGAATAACTGTTACATTCATTCCCATATCTATCTCCTTATATTAGATCGAAAGCATATTCGCCCTGTATTGGGCCGTTAACTTCAACATGTACATGGTCTGCAACTACTTCATTAATTGCACCAATTACATCATCAATTTCATCTTCTGTTACCGAAGCAAACAAACATCCACAAACAAAGTTTGGATCGCTATTGGGAAGTTCTTCCGTTACTTTCTCAATTACAACACGTTCTAAACCCATTTTTAACTCCTTGTTTGTTTAACTTATACATACATAATAACACCAAGATGTCATACTGTCAAGTGTTTTTTGGCGGTTTTGTTGTAAAATCTAAATTAAAATCATCGCCAGCTATTAGCTCATCTATACTATATTCTACTGTATATGTTTTAGTAGTATCTATATTTTTAATATCATCGAATAATCTGTCTAGTGCTTCTTCACTCCAGTTATTTCCAATATCTACGTCAGTATATATAACGTTTTGAAACTTTTGCCATTCATAATAGTTTTGAAGATCGATTGGATCACAAGGATCATATCCTTCGGCTACCATATCTTCCAATAATGCAGTATCACGTATACCGCTTTTACGTTTAGCTCGTTCTACCCCAAAATCAAATATTTGTGCTGACATTAATCACACTCCGGAAACTTTGCTTTTACCAGTTGATGAACTGGTTCAAAGTGACCATTCATTTTTTCAGCTACATATAATTTAGGTTCTTGTGTTCCCCATTTAAATATAGCAGTTTTTGCCATATTAAATATTTCTCGCTTGTTAGCATTTATCAGTGTATCAGCTGGGTTGTCGTCATCAATTTCATCTAAATAACGTAATGCGTATGTCGCTATATCTTCTACACTTAGTGGGACCTCTACTTTTGCCAAGATCTTTCTACCATCGCCAGTGTCTTTTGACCTCATTGTTTTGCCTTTCTATTGCCTATGTTAGTCTTCGATGTGCCATGACATCTCTCCATTCATTCTTACTATAGTAAGAGTTTATGGCAAGATGACTCGATTGTCAAGCGAAAAAGACAAAAAAGATTATCTTTCTTCTTGACACAGTATTTATGCTTCAATAAAGGTAATTGCCGCACTCCAGGTAACACTTTTACCTGTCGAGCCTTTAGCTCGTACACGGAATTGGTTTGCAATAACTTCTGCGTTTACATTCCAACCAGTATATGCTACAGTCCAATTTGTAGCGTCTTGGTCTGGACTTAAATTATTATTAGGATATCCACCACTTATATTGTTATTTGCAGTATAGGTGTTAAGATCGTGTTCAACAGTGTCTCCTTGATTATAACTTGCCATTGCGTCCCAAGTAGCTACACCCAAATCTGCGGTGCCACCTCTTTGATAATCTAGTTTAATAGGAGTACCAACTAAACTTAAATTACCAGCAACGTTTGTTACTACGCCTTCTACTTTAAATGCTTGTTTTTCACCTGTTGTTGCTACACCCAATGCTCTTACTTCAAAGAACCTAGTTTTATTACTAGCTGGTTCTGGTGTAGTACCGTTAAATTGTAATACAGTTGCAGTACCATCTGTTGTATTAAGAGGATCACTTGGTATACCTCCCATGCTTGATACATCTACAGTTGTTGCAGTATTTGTTATTGTTACAGTACCATCTGTACTTGTTATACTTTTAAAAGCAAAATTATCGCCTGTTCTAGCGTCGAATACTCCAGTACCAGTACCAACATTACTTGCTGTAATACTATCTGCAATAGTAATTTCGTCAGTTCCTTCTGTAACTGTTATACCTGTACTACCTATAACGGATCTAAAGTTTAGTTGTTGTCCACTTTGACCAGCAAATACATTACTACCGGATCCTAAGTTTGCACCACTTGCTCCAGCGGCACCATTGAGTAAATTTTTCCAAGTTCCTGTGTCGCCATAATATGCTTCAATTTGATTGGTATCCGAATTGTAACGCATTTCACCGACTTCTGTTTGAGGTCTTTGTGCAGTTGTACCAACTGGTATTTTAATTGCGGCTGTACCTGGTATCCTAGTATTTTCTTCTAATTCAATTTTAATGTCACCACCAACGCCATCTGCATTAGTAACTTTAATTTGTCCAGAAGTTTGTTCAACTTTTCTTGCTCTACTTACTCCAGCATCTTTAACAATTAATCCACTGCCGGACTCAAGATTAAGGTTATTTAAGAAATCAAATAGTGTACTGGTTGCTTGTTGATAATCTGCTAAAGTACCTGTATCGCTTAAACTTGGATCTCTCCTTGTGAATACAGTAAGTATATCAGTACGAATAACAATATCGTTTAGGTTTGTTGTAAGTGAATTTTGTGCCGCTTCACTGCTAACAAGAAACAGTGTATTACTAGTGCCGTTAAAATTTTGTATAACTGTTGTACCAGTAACTGAAGATCCAGTACCAGCTATATTACTGCTATCTGTTATAAAACCGCCTGCGTTGTGACCAGGACTATTAGGAATAGTAGGAGTTGATCCTTCACTAGCTTCAGTTTCACGTTGTTGAAAATTTTGTGTAAATCCAATAATATTTCCACAGTAATCAAATACTGGAGTTTGAGAATCTACATCAGGTTGTGGATCATCATCTCTTAATAATATATCTATTAATTCTTGGTCAAGTAATACGCTAAAGATATTAGGAAATTCTATTGTTTCTTCGCCAAAAACTCTGTTATTGTTTGTATCATATTGATGACCTGCTTGAGGAGCCGTAGTACTATGTCCTTTTGAATACTGTACTGGATATCCGCCTAATCTATCATATAAACTTTTCAGTTGACTTACAAGTCTAGCATTACCTGCAATACCGCCGCTACCACTATTGTGTAGTACACCTATCTCACTATTACAACCAGCATCAGGTGTTGCAAATTGACTGCCGCCTCTGGAGAAACTACCTCCTATATCATTTTCAAAATTAATTAAATTACTAATGGTGCTCTTAATACTTTTAATATCGTTTTTAAATACATCTATCTCAGATGCAAGTAAAGAACCGCTTGTAATTCTACCTATGTTATCTGCAAGCCTACCAAGTATTCCGCCATTGAATACATTAGTATTAAAACTGCCGTCTGCACTGATACATGCACACAAATCATTACTTGCAATAGAACCAATATCATCTGTAATTGCTTTACCTGCACCAAGGAAACTGCCCATAGCACGTTCCAACATGTTAGGAATAGCAATAGGATCAACAGGTGTTTTACAAAAGTTAATCATGTTTGCTACGTTTTGTGCTTCGCCTAATACACCATTTAATCTACCAAGTACGTTATCTAACTTGGTATGATCCATAAATGCTTCTACCCCATCTTGCAATTCGTTTAGTGCATCTCTGAGTTCATCTTGTATGTTTGGTATATTAAGTAATGCGGCAATATTAGTATGTAAACACAGTTGTACATTAGGTAACTTAACTCCGTTACCAGATAATAATCCACATAATAATTCTCTGAGTGTAAAACTGTATTCAGCACTTACAACACCTCTAAAAGCATCTGATCCTGATGCTTTTGTTCCGCTTAGATGATGTCTGGTATCTAAATAATCATTGGCACTTTGTAAGCCAGCTTTAAAATCTTTAAAACTCATTGTACTGTTTGACCCCCACCGGCTCGTACATTTGGACTTGCACTACTAGCATTTGGACTACAATGATTACCGCCCAGAGGAGGACACAACGAGTCTGCACTTGCAGGATCGTTTTGTAGTATAACAGGTATACCACCAATACGCACTTTTCCTACAGTTTCAGTTGCTCGTAAAGCACCGCCGCCGTGTGTATTTGGATCGCCTTGTATACTAATAGATCTATTGTTTGCTCTGACAGAATTTTGTTGTGCTACAGTTGTTGCACCACATGTCCTACTGTCGCCTAACCTGTGAATATATCTTGCCATGCAAGTATTTATAAAAGTCCTGTGAGCTTTTCTGTATCCGATCTATCTGGCATTGCAATACCAGTAGAACCTTTCATGTATACATCACTAATGCCTTTGGATGGCTTATACATAGCAACAATTTGATCTTGACTAACTGTAACTGGATCACTACTATGTACATCGACACTCATTAGCCACGGAATAAGCATAACTTTACCATCTTGTGGGTTAAGTGTTAGTACAGTTGGTTTTATAATGCGTAGAATTTTATCACCATACACCGAATCAAAATCGTCAAATCTTGTTATTACTTCTTCGCCTGTACTTAATTTTATGCCTATAATATCATTCTTTTTATAACCGGATGTCACCAACATCAATTTCTCCTATGAGTTCTCTTACCATTTTTGGATCCATACGAACAAGTGCTTGCCCTCCTCCTGCTACTAGTAGTTTTCCATTATTATAAATTTGAGGCATAGTTCTATGCCCTTCACTTAGCAAAAACTCTCTAGCTTCAGGATTGGTATCCACTCGTATTTCTTCGTATTCGAATCCGTTTGTTTCAAGGTATTGTTTAGCCATTGTGCAATAATGACACAATGGCTTACTATATACCGTAATCACAATTTCATCCCTTGGAATGTGCTACCGTTAACATCTTGCTTAGTGCCGCCAATAACGTAACTACTAATTTCAGTTTCTTGTGGTGCCACTTGTACTTCTGCACCTGCAATCCACTTTTGTGTCCAAGGCAAAGGATTACTTACACCTTTGTATGGGCTATCAAGTCCAACTGCCGTCATACGTTTATTAGCAGTCCACTCAACATATTCACCTAATAGTTGTGCATTTAGTCCAATCATTGATCCGTCTTTGAACAAATAGTCTGCCCAGGCTTTCTCTTGGTCTACTGCATCAACAAATAGTTGAACCATTTCGTCCCGAGTTTCTTCTTGGATACGAGCAAAGTCGGGATCATCTTTGGGCATCAGTTTTAGTAATGTTTGGGTACTACCCAAATGTACATTCTCATCTCTACAAATAAGTTTAATAATCTTAGCATTGCCTTCCATCTTTTTAAGTTCAGCAAATGCCCAGCTACATGCAAACGATACATAAAAGCGAACACCTTCAAGAATGTTTACACTCATCATAGCTTTCCATATTAACTTTTTCAATTCGTATTTGTCAACTACAATCTTCTTACCGTTGACAGTGTGTGTACCTTCACCTAGTAAATTGTACCATTGACCCATTTCAATTAAGTCATCATAGTGCTTGCTGATATCACTTGCACAATCCATAATAGGTGCAATCTCCATCATCTCGTCAAATACAATACTTGGGTTTGAATACACATTTCTAATAATATGTGTGTAACTGCGACTGTGGATAGTTTCGTTAAACGTCCATGTTGTTACCCAATTCTCTAGCTCAGGTAAACTTACAAGCGGATTAAAACTGTCAGCTGGGGCTCTACCTTGCACACTATCCAGTAGTATTTGTCTCTTCAAGTTACTAGTAAAAATATGTTGCTCATGCTCTGTTAACTCTTTAAAGTCTTTTGCATCACGCAACACATCTACTTCTTCAGGTCTCCAAAAGAAACCCAACTGTTTGTCAGTTAGTTTATCAAACTGACGATACTTTAATGTATCATAACGTTGAATATCAACGCCTCCATTTGGATCCAAGAACATCAAACTTTCGAGGTGCTTGTTCCGTGCCTTTTCATTTAATACAGCCATCTTTTCTCTTTCTTATATTACACAGCTTTCGCAGTCTTCTTCTTCAAATTCATCTTCGGGTACAGTTATATTACTTGATTCATTTAATTTGTCAATATCTAATTCACCTTGTCCATCATAGGTGTTGAAATAATACAACTGTTTTCCACCGTACTTGTAAAAGATCATCAAATGTCTTAGCATTTCACTCATGCTAATCTTTTCATCTTCATAAAATACAGGATTATAACTTGTGTTTACACTAATGCCTTGGTCAATATACTTTTGTAGTACTGCCATGATCTGTAAGTATCCTTCAGGTGAACGTTGATCCCATAATAATTCATACTTGTTCTTTAGCTTGTGTATACTTGGTACCACTTGTTTTAGCACACCATGTTTACTTTGCTTGACACTTACAAGACTGCGAGGTGGTTCGATGCCGTTTGTGGCATTTGAAATTTGTGCTGATGTTTCAGCTGGCATTAGTGCCATCAATGTACTGTTTCTAATACCAGTACGTTTTAGTTGATCTCTTAGTTCTCTCCAAGGCATACGTTCTTTGTGTGCAACTAGTTCGTCTACATCTTGTTTGTATGTTTGGTTAGGTGTAAGTCCGTTATGATATTTGGTTTGATCGCTCCACAAACATGCACCTTGCTCTTCAGCTAGGTCTGCACTTGCTTTGATCAAATAGTAACTCCATGCTTCTGCAAACTCGTCGATCATTTCTAAGTCTGGTTGTGTATAAGACATACCATTTTTTGCCATCCAAAATGCCAAGTTAATAATACCAACACCCAAAGGACGTCTACCTTCTGTTGCAGTCTTAGCCGCTTTGACAGGATAGTCTTGATAGGTTAACAATGCATCAAGTCCTCTAACTGCAAGTTCACATGGCTTTGCAAACTCTTCGGGTGTTTTAATTTTACCCCAATTGATAGCACTTAATGTACACAATGCAATTTCGCCTTCTTCGTCATTGAAGTCGTTAAGAGGTTTAGTTGGCAAATCAATTTCTGCACACAAGTTGCTTTGTCTAATTGGTGCTACACTCTCAATAAAACTACTATGACTGTTGGCATTGTCTACATTTTGTAGATAAATTCTGCCTGTGTTTTTACGCTCTTCCATAAACTGACTGAATAGTTCAGTTGCACTGATTACTTTTTTGCGTAGTCTTGTGTTGCGTTCTGCCCGTTCGTATAGTTCTTTAAACTTGTCTTGGTCTGCAAAAAATGCTTCGTACAAACCAGGAACATCGCTAGGCGAGAACAGTGTTATCTCTCCGTTGCTGATAAGTCTTTCATAAAACAGTTTGTTAAACTGTACACCATAATCCATATGACGCACACGGTTATCATCTGTACCTTTGTTATTCTTAAGTACAAGTAAATCTTCTACTTCGTAGTGCCATATAGGATAGTATAGTGTTGCCGCTCCGTTTCGCACTCCTCCTTGACTACAACTCCTTGTTGCACTTTGAAACATTTTGTAGAAAGGTACGACTCCTGTGTGATAGGCGTCACCCTTACGAATGGGACTTCCGAGAGCCCTAATGCTACCTGCTCCGATTCCAATTCCTGCTTTTGCTGAAACATACTTAACGATGCTACTAGTAGTAGCATTGATGCTATC